AGAATTTGTGCTGCTGTTTGAAGTTGACCTTTTGCTATGGCTTTATTGAAAAGACGCATACGCATTGCTTGTAGGCGAGGAATCATTTTATCTCTTTCTTTAAGCCAATCTTGATCATTCCACTCTTTAACTTTCTTCCAGTCAGCCCAGCCTGTGGGTTCTGAGATATTTTCTCTTTTAGAATGTTCTATTACTAGTTGTCTGGTAGTTTTACCTTCTAGTTGACGAGAGTATAGACGTTGACAACGAGCTTCTATAACTGCTCTTGAGTTAGAACCTCCTGTGTACTTTTGTACTCTGGGTTTACGTTGAGGAGCTGGAAGGTCGTAATTTAAGTTGTTAATAAAAGATTCAGCCACGGACTTTGTCTTTGAGGGGGTTAATAATCGAATAATAACCTAAAAAACGTGAAATAGGCTATAAAGGGGGGGTAAGATTGTAAAAAAAGGAATTTATGAGCTTGAATGAGGTAAGTTTACGATATGCACAGGGGGAGGTGTTCAATAGTGATAAAAGATTTAGGTTATTGGTGGCTGGGAGAAGGTTTGGGAAGTCATATTTATCCTGTATCGAGCTACTTAGGGGTGCGATTAGTAGACCTGGAGAGGTTTATTTCTATTGTGCTCCTACTTATAGGATGGCAAAGGATATTGCGTGGAAGGAACTGAAGAGATTAGTGCCTAAGACTTGGATACAGGCTAAAAATGAGACAGATTTAAGGCTGGATTTGATAAATGGGTCGAGTATTGAATTGAAGGGAACTGAAAATGCGATGGCATTGAGGGGTAGAAGTTTAGCTGGTGTTGTATTAGATGAAGCAGCGTTTATGGAGCGAGATGTGTGGGCTGAAGTTATTAGACCTGCATTGGCAGATAAACAGGGTTGGGCTTTGTTTATCAGTACTCCTGATGGTACTGCAAGCTGGTTTTATGATATGTGGTGCTTTTGTGGTGAACAGGAATGGGATGATTGGCAAAGGTGGAGCTTTACAACCATTGAAGGGGGTAATGTAAAGAAAGAGGAAGTTGAAGCTGCTAAGAGTCAATTAGACCCACGCACGTTCAGACAGGAATTTGAAGCCAGCTTTGAAAATCTTACTGGTTTAGTCGCTGTTAGCTTTGCTGATGAGAATATTGATAAAGAAGTAGCTGATTTACATATGCTGCCACTGTTGTTGGGGCTGGACTTTAACGTAGATCCTATGGCTGGAATCTGTGCTGTGAAGCATAATAATACACTATATGTCTTTGATGAGATCATGCTGACAGGAGGTGCTACCACTTGGGATTTTACAGAGGAAGTTGTGAGAAGGTATGGGGTGGATCGGAGAATTATTGCCTGCCCTGACCCAACGGGTAGTGCAAGAAAAACCAGTGGNGTTGGTGTAACGGATCATAATATTCTCAGACGTAGTGGTTTTACTGTTATGAGTCCTAAATCTCCCTGGAAGATAAGAGATAAGATAACTGCTGTTAATACTGCTCTGTATGATGCGAATGGAGAAAGAAGGACTTTAATTCATCCTAGATGTAAAGAATTGATAAAAGCACTGAGAACTCTTACATATGCACCGAATACTGGTTTACCTAATAAAAACTTAGGAGTTGATCACGCTTTTGATGCTTTTGGGTATCTTTGTCTACAGCAGTTTAATTTGGTAAAACCAGAGACACTAGGGCAAACTGCGTTTAGAATATATTAAGAACTACCTAATTCTTACTATGTATCATTCTACGACTAAGAAAAAGAAGAAAAAAAAGAAGGGAGGTAAGAAACGTAGTGAATGTTCCTGTAAATAAAACTCTTTACGCTAGAGTAAAAGCCGAAGCCAAACGTAAGTTTAAGGTCTATCCTAGTGCTTATGCTAATGCGTGGCTTGTACGAGAGTACAAAAAACGTGGAGGTACTTATCGAGTGGAGAAAAAACGTGCCACAAAAAAGAAAAAGTAGTACAAATCCTAGAGCCAAAGGTGGTTTAACACGTTGGTTTAAGGAAAATTGGGTTGATGTGAAGACAGGAAAGCCTTGTGGTCGTTCAAAAGGAGAAAAAAGAGGATATCCAGCCTGTAGACCAAGTAAACGTGTATCAAGTAAGACACCTAAGACTGTTGGAGAGATGACCGCAGCCGAAAAAGCAAGATTTAAACGTGAAAAAACAAGTAGTAAAAAAATAAATTATCAACATAGACGTAAAAAGAAGAAGAAATAAGTGTAAAATCTTAAGGAAAGCGGTAACATGGAGTTATCTAGGAAAAATCATGCCTAAAGGTTCTTATTCTGCAAAACAAAGGAAACTGGCTGCTGTTGCACCTCCTAGAGATAAGATCACTTCTGCTGATTTTAAAAAATTAAAAGCTAAAAAGAAGAAAAAGAAGAAAAAATGAAATTAACTACTCGTCAAAAAAATTTATTAGAAAAACATTCTGAACATCATAGTGATAAGCATATGGAGTTTATGAAGAGAAGAATGCGAGCAGGGGATTCATTTACTGTCGCTCATAAAAAAGCACAGGCAAAGGTAGGTAAATAATGAGAAAAAAACGTAAATCTGTAAGTTTATCTGTTGGTAGAGGTGAAAAATCAAAAAAAGGTGGTCTGACAGCAAAAGGTCGTAGAAAATATAATGCTGCTACTGGAAGTAATTTAAAAGCACCTGTNACTAAAAAATCAGGACTTACACCANCAGAAAAGGCAAGAAGAAAGTCTTTCTGTGCAAGNATGTCTGGNATGCCNGGGCCTTTGAAAGATAAAAAAGGCAGACCTACAAGAAAAGCGTTAGCCTTAAAACGATGGAGGTGTTGACATGACTTACGCAGTCCCAGGAAGAATACAGACAAGTATTACAGCCAGTTCTTATCTAGGTGGAAGTGATAGTCCTTTTACTAGAACTAGAGCAGTTATAGATATGATAAAAGGTTGGGAAATAATGAAAGCAGTAACAGAAGGAACAGAATACTTGAGAGAAAATAGTGAAGCATTTTTACCATTAGAACCAAGAGAAGATTATGACGCTTACCTTGCAAGAGTAAATAGATCAGTATTTAGTCCTTTTACGCAAAGATTGATAAGAGCAGCTACAGGTCTTGTATTAAGAAAACCAATATCATTAATAGGTGATCCTTATTGGACAGATATGTTCAAAATGGATGTTGATGGTTGTGGTTCTGATTTAGATGAATATGCAAGAAGATTATTAATGTGTTCTCTTATTTATGGTCAAAGTCATATTCTTGTAGATTATCCTGCCCCGTCTGGAGCAAGAAGTTTAGCTGAAGAGAGAGCACAGGATCGCAGACCTTATTGGATTGAGATAGATCCTAATAATATTTATGGTTGGAGATTGGATAGAGAATCGAATTATGGAAATTTAGTGCAAGTTAGGATTGCAGAAAAAGCTGTATTGCCTGATGGTGAGTTTGGTGAAAAAATTTATGATCAGATGAGAGTTATAGAACCAGGTCGTTATCGTGTATTTAGGAAAAAAGAAACTGTTGAAGATCTGTATGAAGATGATGGTGGAGGATATGCAGGAGATATGTCTAGTCCTGCTGGTGCAAAGGATTATGAGTTGGCAGAGTCGGGCAGTTTTTCTCTTGGTGAAATACCATTAGTTACTGTTTATTCTGGAAAAGTTGAAAATTTAGTAAGTAAACCACCTTTACTTGATATTGCATATTTAAATCTTGCACATTTTCAAAGACAAGCAGATTTGATTCATAGTTTGCACGTTGCATCTCAACCAATGCTTGTAATGGAAGGATATGATGATCAAACTAAAGATCTTGCTGTAAGTGTTAACTATGCAATGGCTACTCAACCTGGAAATAAAATCTATTATGTAGAACCAGCTTCCAGTGCTTTTGATGCTCAGTCAGCAGAAATAAAAGAGCTTCAGATGCAGATGGCAACACTCGGAATCAGTACATTATCACAACAGAAATTTGTTGCGGAATCCGCAGATGCTCGTAGGCTAGATCGTGTAGATACTAATTCTATGCTTGCTATGGTTTCTATGGAACTGGAACAAAAATTACAGAAAGCATTTAATTTATCTGCTGAGTATGTAGGAATTGAACCACCCGAAGTGAAGATTAGTAGAGACTTTGATATTGAAAGATTGATTGGACAAGATATTACAGCTTTGACATCTCTCTTTGATCAACAGGTAATAGATAGAGAAGAATTTAGAGATATTTTGGTACAAGGAGAAGTACTACCTTCAGCTAACGAAGCCAAATCTGAATAGTTTGGTAAACTAAAGAGCAAGTACATATTTAATTATGGGCAAACACTTAGATTACGTTCAGCAATCAGACGGAACGTGGAAGTGGGAATTAGCCGAAATTCCTGCGGTTAAGTCCACACCAGTAACTGAAGTGAAAACGGAAGTTACATCAGAACCTAAAAAAAAGGGTTCTAAAAAAAAATCCACTAACATCTTATCTGAATAATTCATGGCAATCGAAGAAAAAGTAGTTCAGTCTGAGTCTGTGACTCCTTCTGATCAGTCCGTGACTGAAACTCCTTCACAACCAACACAACCAAACGCACCTGATCTTACTGCTGTTAAAACACAATATGAAGAACAGATTGCAGCACTAAAAAAACAAATCGCTGATGGCGAAGAAAAATTTAAAGGTGCAAAAAATAAACTTGATGAAGTTTATAAGAAAAAAGAAGAGCAACGAAAACAAGAGTTAGAAGATCAAGGACAATGGAAAACTCTTTGGGAAGAAGCAAATAAAACTGCTCAAGACAAAGAACAACAGATTTCTACTTTGTCTCAACAATTAGAAGATATGAGAACTTCTAATGAGATGGCATCAACAAAAACTACAGCACTTGCAGCTATTAGTAATCAAGGTGCTATAAATGCAGAACAGATGCTTTCTTTATTACAAAATAAGCTACAACGAAATGCTGAAGGCAAAGTAGTCGTTCTTAATGGTGGAGTTGAACAAGATTTGAATGTTTATCTTTCTACTTTAAAAAATCCTGGTAGTGGTTATGAACATCATTTCAAACCAAGTACTGCTGCTGGTATGGGAGCAAAGCCTAGTCCTGTATCAAATGTGTCAGGTGGAACAGATAATCCTTGGAAGACTGGCAATTTGACGCAACAGCTTATAATGGAGAATGAGAACCCCGACCTCGCAGCCGTGCTGAAGAGGGAGGCTCAATAAAAATAGTTAGTTTCCGTGAAACTAATGCCCTTATCTGTGATTAGGGTATCGCAAAAAGTTTAAAGGTAAATCTGAATGGCTGCTCCGTTTCAGAATTACTCTGGCGGTGTCCTATTAGCGGATGTCGTTAAGAGAAATAATTTTAGTACTTACGTTTCCGAA